TTCGTGCCTTTAATACCACCTGACCTGGCACAATAAGATTTTTTACGATCAGGATTATTCTTTTTGATAGACATACCTTTTGCACCAAAGTTAATTTTCTTTACTCTTCCGGTGCTAGGGTCTTTGACGAATACTTTAAATTTTTTCACATCACCAGCCATGGGTTTATTCAGGGTGACTTTTCTTCCTTTGTATTCTGCCATTACTTTTTACCCATGAATTTTGTTAGTGAACGTAATCCAAAGCTACTTGCGATAGCTCCATACATAGCAAATTGGAACCAGGATGGGGTTGCTGATAAGGCGTTAAATCCTCTTTCAACATAAGGTTGAAATGGTGGAATAAAACATCCAGCAATAATCATGATAAATAAAATTGTCCAGGCTTCGTCTTTCCAGCTATCTCCACTTTGTTCGATTGCTTTTAAGTCAAAATCAATTTCACCAGCAATTTGTTTTTCCATTAACTTAGTTTTTGCTTTGATCTCGGTAAGTTTGTTTTCAGCTTTTGCTTTTTTGGTATCGACTACACCTTTAACAACATCACCGGCTACACCTAATAATGGCTTCACTAACATTCCCCACATTATGCGTACCTCATTCTTTCTGCTAGAGCGACACATCTGTTCGGTGTCTGAACATACCACTTGCTCTGCTTCATTTGATTACTAGCTTCCTCCATGTTTCCTTCTTGTAATGCCTTAATCATCATTTTGAACTTGGACACTCCTGTAAACCCAAGTTGAAAAATCATTTCACATAAAATAGACATCATCTCTTCGTTCTCTGGTAAGTTATGAGTCTCACATAAGATCTCCATATTACTCCAGGCTTTTTCAAAATCTTTATCAAACAGAGCTTCCCAACCCTCTTTAGTAGTTGGAACTTCTTCACCTTCTAAGATTTTATGGCCATAGCCACCAGTGAGAAATCCCTCTGTGCATTCGTAAGGATCTAATCTGTAGCCTTCATGAGATTTAATCGAGTCTTTGGTAAAATTTTTTATATTCATTATTCACTTGCTATTTCTCCAGCTATACCCAGGTAGCCACAAGCATCCACATAATCATCAGGATTTACTTTGCCTATCTTGGTTCTGGCTATCTTTAATAGAGCCATCATGACTGCTACTTCATGAGCAGTGAACTCCACGCCTTTATAGGCTGACCAGAGCTTGGCAATATTAATATGGTTAGTAGTCATGTCGCCATGTTGATCGTTACGATCATTATTGACGAGCTGTGATGCTATATTGAGGATGTCACTATTCTTCATAGTTGGCCTGTCCACCTTCCTTTATTGTCTAAAGGCATTGAATGGATACAGGGTTGGCAGTATCCGACATAACCAATACTAGCAATCGATATGATGGGCCTCTTAATAAAGTTTTTCGAGTACCTAAAATTCTCAGCCTTTGGGTTAATACTTGATCCGATACACATCGCAAAATTAAGTGCTGTTGGTGAAGACCAGAATGTTAATTCACTCTTGGTATGTTGATGCCCGGTAACCAGGGAACATCCAAGCTCTTTGGAGCTTTGAATTACACTTGATTTAAAATGATGCGTAAAGAAAACATTGTTTCCGTTTTTAAGCTTAACAATTAACTTGTCATGCCATTTCCATTTTGCTTTGATCTCAAACATTTTATTGAGATCTTTGAGAAAGCTCCTGGGGATACCAAAACTCTCAGCTTTGCGTATGACTCGGATATCATGATTTCCATATAAGATATCCATCTTAGGAAATAACTTTTCTAATTTCTTTATTTCTGTTTTTGCTTTTTCTACTTCTGTCGTAGGGTTGTCAGTTTCAGCAGAGATAGAATGAAAAGATACACTGGAGAAGTCTACCAGGTCTCCGATATGGATAACTTTGTTCCATTTTGTTAGACGCTTGATAGCCTTAATCCAAGGCCAGTAATCCGGGTGTTGGGCTGGGAAGTGAGTATCACTTAATAATAATATTTTCACCTTAATATGATGTTATTGATTTTTGAATTTTGTCGAAAAAGTCTTTAGTACCTTACTGTCTCGTAAAGTTACAAGGGGTTAGTCAAATAATTAAGTCTTTGATGATAACAATAAACTGAGTTAGTAAAAGAAAACCGACAGACCATAATACCCTCTTGATTGATAAAATATCTGACTCGATATGGCGAAGATGGTTTGACTCAATCAGCCTTATTCGCTCTGATATGACTGCCACTTCCTTATCTAGTTTATTTAGTTTTTCAGCTTGTGTTGTCACCACCTACTCCTTGTTTAAGTTTTTCATTGTTTAAATTTTGTTGACTTAGTTTTTCTGCTAACTCTCTTTCTTTGGAGTTATCAGGTTTTTGAAGAGCAAACTTCATGACATCATCGATGGTCATATTGAACCTGGCTTGTCTCTCTTCAAAGTTACGATCAGCCCAAACAGATAATCTTTCTGTCAAAAACTGAATGTGCAGATCTTTTTCTTTGCTTTCTTTTTTTAGTTCTCTGTTTTCTTTGCGTAGTTCTCGATTAGCTTCTTTTGCCTTATCAAGTAAATGCTGTAGTTCTTTTGCTGTACTCATAAGATCATAGGAACATAAAATTTTTTTGCAGTCTAGGTAACCAGGGATCAGGTAATACCAGGTAACAAATAGTTCTTATTATTCTCCTTTTGATTTTACTGACATATTGTTAAGTGGATTATTAAGTGCCTTATTAATGTTTAAGTTAAGGTTATCTTCAATGATTTTAATTTCATCAAATATTTCTCTTGTATCTTCTTTTTGTCTATCTTCTACATCATTAACGATCTCTGTAATGTGTCGTATGTCATTATTCATTTGTCTTAAATCTGTTTTCATATCGTTCTTGAGGTCTTTAGCGACATCAGAAACTAAGGTAATTTCATCAAGAACCATGTCTAATTCTGATTTTATGACTGCAAGTTGCTCATCATAAGAAGATAGATCAGGTGCTGTGTATTCTTCTATCTTGGCTTTCATATCCAAGTAGTCATCGTAAAACTTATAACCAGTCCAACCACCACCAATAATTGCACCTATCAAAGATAAAATAAGAAAGAACTTACCACCAGTAAACTTCATTCCTTGATACTCAATACTGGGCATTTATCATATCCTCCATAGTTACATCTTGTGCTAATTGAAATAAGAGACCATATTGATCTTCAATGGTCTTGTTAAGGTATTCATCGACATTCTTGTCTTGTAAGGTCGATTGATTGTTAAAAAAACTTTTTGTGTTTCCTAAGATTTGCATCACAATCAATGTTTTTAATTGATTGGTTTCATCATAACGAGCTTTGTCGTCTATGTTCTTGACTAATTTAGTAGCTGATTTTTCTTTAGCTGTGGGTTCTTTGACAGGCTTTTCATCTTCTTCCTGTTGTACTTCTTCTTGTTGGGAACTATCTTCAACTTCCATAGTGGGTTCATCAATAGTTTCGCTATCGGATTGGGGTTCTTCTTCGATGGTTTCTTCAATAGCTTCTTCCATTTCCATTTCGACTGATGCTACTTCTATTTCTTCTATTTTAATTTCTTCAATTTCTGCTTCAACAGTTTCAAAGGTTATATCCTCTTGAGGTGTCTCTATGGGAATAAAATCAACCTTACCAGTGTCGTCAATCTTAATGTCATTGTACTCAATGATTTCTTCGATTAGGTCTATTTGTGTAGGATCAGTAAGGTTAAGGTAAACTATTTCTTCGACAGTTGTGATTTGTTGTTCAATAATTGTAGAAATAACATTGTAGAAAACATTGACACTAACATCATCAAACAATGGCCCGATAGCTAAGTTAATATCACGACCACCTATCTCAATCTTAATTCTATTTAAAACGCCAGAGAAATCGAAACTCCCATTATAGGATTGATATCCACTAGCGATACCAGTTTCAGACAAGATGTCAGTTCCTTGAAAGACTGTGTCGCCTCCATTAGTTCCTGTAATGTGCATATAGACTCGATCTTGAGCATCTTGTTTATCTACTTCAATCGAGTAGGTTACTTGTCCTCCATTATCAATTTGTAAATCGCTTATATCTATTTCTTGGTAAAAGGTTGTACCCATACCATCGACTAGCATACGAGATTTATTATTACCACTGCCTGTAATTTCTGCACAAGTATCAGTGCCTAATTGACCACATGATGTGCCAGAAGGCATACTAGCAGGACCTTCACCACCCCAGTCAGAATCCATGTCGCCTTCTTTACTTGTAGTAACATAATCATTATCACCGTCAAGAATATCTCCTGAGTCTTCGTTGGTAACAGTGGTTGTGGTGGTAGTTTTTGTTGTCGTAGTAGTAAATATTATTTCTGTGCCTTTATCTTCTTCTGTTTTCTCTACAGTAACATTCTCCTCGATGGTGACACCGGGAGTACAAAGTCCTTCTACATCTGGTAAACAAGTATCAGCTTTTAAAGAAAAGGGTAGTATTAATACTAAAATTAGCACAAACCAAATAAAAATATCTTCTTTTTTCATGCATTAAAATAATAGAAGTCCTGTTGTAATAACAAACAAAGTTTTAAACAGAACAGCATTTTGTGCATCGGTGAACTCCTTAGGTTCTGGTTTGTTAGCTTCAACATATTCTGTTTTGTATTTACTTCCTTCTGGAATTTCATCTGGGTTATCGGTCCAGTATTGAGCGGCCTCAGCGCCTATAGAACCTCGTGCAGGGCACGG